AGAACGCATAGTTTTGTACGCTTCGGCAACAGTAGCAAACTCAGGTGTACCCTGCTTGTCTTTGTTCTGTACGAGCCATTCGGCGTACTTCTCGATCCTATTGACTTCAGCCATAGTTCTTCCTCGTGTTAGTCTTAAATGCCAACAATGGCGTCAGCAGCAGACATATTGGATGATCCAGCGCCACCGCCGCCAGATAGACCCGGCATGGTCTGAGATAATGGAGCATTTGGATCAACAGTTATGCCGCCTTCTGCACGAGCAAGTAGTAGCTCTGCCATCTGTAGCTGACGTTGGAGCCAGCGCTCCCAAACAATTTCCTGTGATCCAAGCTGTGGAACTTGACGCCCAAACAGTGCCATCTCAGCGTTTGAGATTGCGCCTTTGGTCTCAGCAACTCGCTTCATTATGGAGTCAAGACCGATCTCGTTTAGGAATAAGCGCTGGGCTTCTTGCTCATTACCGATAGTCTTACCTATGAAACGATCAAATAGAGCGGAGGGATTGAGGCCAGTGAGGCTTCCATCTGATCCTCTAATCATGCCCAAAGCAGTTTGTAGTTTGGAGATGCCAAACCTTAGATCACCAGCACCTTCGGTTGATTTACTGCCTGCTTTACCAGCGCCCAAACGGTTGGCCCTCAACTCTGCAATGCGTGTTGCCTCAGCCTTATTGTAGGCATCGACTTCCGCCTTGCGATTGGCATCCTGTATGGCACCATACTCACGAGTAGCAGCACCAATACCATCGCCTTGGAGAGCACCTGAGTACATAGCGCCACCGATGCGAATGAGGCTTTCGCCTCTTGGTATCATACCTAAAGCGGAACCACGGGCATTAGCTGTCATGTTACCTGCGCCTCTTGAGAGGACGGGGGAACGAGTGGCAGTTGTACTTGATGTTGTACTTAATGCTGGTGTCTGCGCTGCTGTTGCAGTGGTAGGGGCTGGAGTGGTTGTGTTGATGAGGACAGGTTTACTGTAGTCACTCGCACCATTCATACCGGGCTCATTACCAGATAGTATGGGTGTAGGAGGTGTTGGTGCTGTGTAAGGACCAAGGCCACTTGGCATTCCTGAGTTGTCTACTGGTAAGGGAGGTGGTCGAGTGTAGTCGCCTGCACCATTCATACCGGGCTCTTGGCCGGGAAGTTGTACACCAAGACTTTGGGCAGTCATACCGTTTACTGGGTTATCTACTGATAGGGTGCTGCCAGATACATCAGCAACACGAGCATCACGGGCTGCGTTGCCAGAGACAAGTGCGGCCTCTGCCGCTGCTTTACGAGCCTGCACACTAGCCATCATCTCAGGTGGCAATGTACCAGAAGATAGTAGTCCTGTGGTGCTTGCAATCTCAGCCTCTGCTGCCCTTATATCTGGAGCAACTGCTGCTGCCTGTTCTCTCTGGCCACGCAGTTGTCCTAAGTATGCCTGAGCTGCTGCATCATACTGAGATGTGCTTGGGTTGCTCTCGACACTTCCGCCTAGCTCAACCAGACGCTGCTTCATTTGCTGAAGCCGTGCAACATCTGCTTGGGTGTCCACAGAGCCTTCAAGATCGGCAATGCGAGTTTCTAGTAACTGGCGCTCACCAATGTTCTCTTGTACAAGGTTTTGCTCATTGCGCATGAGCACACCGGGTTCTTCGCCAACACGATCTGCTGGATTATTAGTTTGCTGAAGAACTGGAGCTGGTTGAGTTGCAACTGTTGGAGCAGTGTCCATGCGAGGCCCAGCCTCTAAGTTCTCAAGAACTGGTGACTGTGGTCTATCTAGGATTGACTGAAGGTACTGCTCTGGGGTCATGTTCATGCTGGCAGCAACTTCAATTACGTTTGGGTCTTCTAGGAGAGACTGTGGAAATCGTGACATTATCTACCTCCTAAAAGCTAAAGCTAGGGCGGCTAAGGCCTAGTGGATTGTTGCCTACATTTCCTACTGCATTTGAGGCCCAAGTCGTGTTAGCTTGCTGCTGCGGGAAATACTGCTGCTGGAACCCAAAGCCAGTCATCGCACCGCCCATGGCAGCTTGGAATGGGTCGGTCTTGTTTGCACTAATATTACCCACGCTGACTGGAGCCTGTCCTAGAATACCTGACTGGTAGCCTTGGCGCTGCTGCATCTCAAAGTCACGCTGGCGCTCAAATGCAGCCTGTGCATCATTGAGTGCCGCTTGGTCATAGCCTTGCAGAGAGTTGCCCGCGTTCATACCGAAGTTGGCACCCTGCCCCAGTGTATTGAGACCTTGGGTGTAAGCACCTTGGATTCCTGCGTTCATGTTACCTGCTGCATTGAGTTGCCCAGTGCCATTTGTCAGCTGGTTGCCCGAAGCTGTAAGAGTGTTGCTGGATGTACCAATAGAGTTACTCTGGCCAGCTAAAGCATTACCTGCACCTGCGAGGTCAGCACGTTGGGAAGCACCAGCGTTGCCTGCACCCGTTAGTGCAGAACTCTGGTCAGCAAATTGACGGGCCTGTTGGTTGAGGCTGCGGTCAATCAGCCTGTCCTGTACGTCTAGGGCGACATCAGCACGGCGGTCATCAAAGGCGCGGTTGGCTACTGCTTCAGCAACACCAGCACGGCTTGAGTTCATGTTGCCTGAGCCACTCGCTGCAAGGTCAATGCCTGTCAGTGTGTTCTCTTGGAGGTTGCGGCGGTCATCACGCATCGCAGCGTCAACCAAAGCACCACTGTTCGCATTGGCGTAGTCCATGGCAGTGCCTAAGCGATCAGCTTTTGCATCCTGAGATAGCTGGGAGAATTGGTCATAGAGGCCACGGTTCTGCTGGTACAAGTCTGTGTTTAGGCCAGCAAGGTTGGCACCTTGGTTATAGACATCCTGTGATTTACCGTAGAGGTCGCGCGACTGCCCATAGAGGTCTTGTGTTTGACCAAAGAGACCCTGTGCTTGCCCATACATATTCTGGTAGTTGTTACCAAAGTTGTTGTTGGCATTCATCATGCCGTAACCAGACCCCATCATGGATTGACCATAGCCGCCCATAGTGTTGGCAGTACCAGTCTGATACTCGTTAGGTCCAGCTAGGGTTTGACCAGTGTATGCACCAGTCTCTAGTACACCACCTAGTGCAGCTTGAGAGCCAGCTAGGTTAGCGTCCACATAGGGTTCGTATTGTTTGAAGCCAGCCATTTGGGCTGCTGTTGCTGCGTCTTGTGACTTGGCTTGCTTGTTTGCGCCCATAAGGCCCAAGGCACCGCCGATTAGTGGGGCTATCCAAGCTGACATATTATATTCCTTTTATCTTTTGATCTACAAATCAGAAGTCATCATAAGTCAGACCTGTTGTAGAAGCTGACCCACCCATTGCTGCCCAAGCTGTGCCATTGTAGACAACAAGTCCTTGGGTTCCGTTGCTAAGTGGGTTCCAAGGGGACACAGCATAGCGAACCATTCCTTTGAGTGGGCTTGTGGGCTCTCTGTCTGCGACTTGTATGCTTGCTTCTGTTAAAGAGCGTATAGAGGCCTCTAGTTCCCTGAGTTCCTCTTGTAAGTAGTTAGGTAGAAACTCTGGGTCTAGGGATGGAGACTGCCGCCTTACATAGGCAGACACGAGCAAATTGAGTTTGTTCGATAGTGACATTGTTATCTCCTACCAGTAACCACAACCTCTACGTCCATACCGCTCAGGGAAAAGTCCTTTAGGTTACTACTGGACATTTTGTACGAGAGGTATCTGCCCGATATTCTGGTATCCACCTTGTAATCACTCTGTGAATTAAAGGTAACTTCAGAACTGTAGCTAGGAGCTACATTGGGTATATCTGATGCTCCGAAAGTAAAACCAAAGTTAGGGTTTCCGTTGCTCGTAGATACCTGTGGCAGTATTTTTGAGATGACTTTGTAGCCATTGAGAGGCACACCCATCTCGTCTAAATCAAGACCCACACGCTCTAACAGAAAGTCTGAAGAGACATCTGTGTCTACAGCCTGAGCAAGTGTTCCTCGGTCTACAAGGTCAACACCATATATCTTGTTTGCTGGTACACCGCCCCCAGCCATTGCAATCAGAAGGGGACTCCGTGCAAATTGGCTTTCCTGATCGTGGTAGGAGCCACCAATGTTTTCGTAGGTTTGGGTTGCATCATCGTATGAGAACACAGAGTTGATGTTAGCCTCGGAGCCTGAGACTACATTGGGCAAATCTTGGAATGTCCAGTTGTCCTCTTTGTAGTTGTATACGGCTGCTCGGTTACAATGCTGACCACCTGTGTACAGGGCCATATCGTCGTTGCTGTGGTAGCAGAAGTACAACTCTTCCAAGCTGGTGTTATGGTTTACAAAACATTCCCCAGTTCGGGAGTTGTCGAGACCACCAAAGATGTAGTCCCTGACGCGGCCATCGCATATGCTTTGACGGGTGTTGCCATCAGTCACATAGATGTCATCGCGGTCAAAGACGTAATGTTTGCCCTCTACTTCCACGATGCAGTTCTGATTGATTACACCAGCATCATCAAAGACCTTGCGGAAATTAAAGATAAAGGTGCCTCCAACAAACTCCATCATCCACACTTGGTCCTGAGAGTACACAAGGAAGTTGGCCCCTAGTGTGGCACCATCCATGATTGGTGTCTTCATCTGCACAAGATCATTGAAGCCTGCGCTGTTAGTAAGGTCAGTCTCGTCCCAAGTTGTTGGTACTTGGTTTGCCAGCACGGGGTCAGAGAACCTCACGCGACTAGGAAACGAAGTGCCATTCTCCGTGGTGCCTAGAGCTATCAAAAAGTCACCAAAGCTGCGAATGGTCTTAGCTCGATAGTTACTAGGCCAGTTGGCCAGAGCACTGAAGTTGGAAGCACTTGGTGGTCGGGCTACGGGTACTTGGTCTGGACGATTAACGTACTGCACATCTGCAAGTATTGTTGCTGTCACTGGGTCATTAGTTGAGCTAGTTGACGAATTAAACCTCTGCACAAAAGACCCACCAGAGAACTCATAGATGTCAAAGGTATCATCCACCAACAACACAGTATCGTAACCAGAGAGGGCTGTAAGGCCATAAGAGAACACAGGGTTCCAAGGGATAGTGTCTGACACAGCCCGATAGACTGGGCCACGGGTCACATTACCATCAGTGAACCTAATGTTCTTGGCTCGGGTGTAGGCATTGGTGGGGAGGTTGTAGGGGTCAACATCAGTGACCACGCCCACGGACCCTAGTCCACGGATTGGTAAGTTAGGCATGGCCTGAGTTCCTTACTTTAAGTTGGGGTCTAGGAGACCACCGGGGGCCAAGTTACTATGCTTGGGAACCCAGATTGCTGAGGGACATCAAGTAAGGCCAGTCGGTAGGTAGACCACTCGTTCTGCTTATCTGCGGATAGGTCAGCCCAGCGCATTGGGTTACTAACGATTACATCCACCCCCACTAACAGATTATCTCTCTGGGCTCTGACTTGGGCAGCTAAAGCGGCATCAAGCTCGGCCTGCGTGGGAGCAACGTATGCACCAAAGTTATTACCAACGAGAGCTAAGATGGCAGCGTTGTCTACTGTCATGTCAGTGTCTGAAGGGTCTACGGTGTAGGGTATCCATCCGTATGTGGGATGGTTGATCTCAACGTCCATACGGAGGTTGTCAGACTGTAGTGACTGTGCACTACGCACTTCTGTTATCTCAATGCTCATTAGGAAATCCTCAAGAATAGGGTCATTCGATAGGTAGTCCCGACAAAACCAACACCCATAGCTCCCATGGCCTTCCAAGTGCCGCTCGGACTTGTGCCACTGTTTAAACTATTGTGCGTTAGAATGTTGTTGCCAGCCGATGCGGCTACACCACTGTAAACAAAAAGAGAGCCATTGTATGATGTACCAAGCGTGATGTAATCTGTTTGAGAACTAGAGGTACGCTCCAGCCAAGCATAAGTACCAACTGCACCAACACTTGTGGGCTGGGTGTATGTGGCCCCCGTTGTGGCAGAAGTGACACCAGTTACATGCCCAAAGGTGTCTAAGGTTAGCGACTGGATAACTGTGTTTCCTGAGTTACTAACACTGGCCTGACTACTCGTGTCACCGTGGCTGAGTGTTACTGAACCAGAAGTACCACCACCTGTCATACCAGAGCCTGCTGTCACGGCAGTTATGTCACCAGCAGTGCTGCTCTCTAGGGTAGTCACCCGGCTTGCCAAAGCTGTGGCCGCACCCGTCACGGAAGTGAACTGGGCCTGTATGTCGCTAGTAGTTGAACTAAGGTATCCAAACTGGGTGGAGCTGACACCAGCACCTGTGATCAAGGCTAGGTAGTCAATGTTTGACTGAGGTATGTTAGATGACCCAGCAACAATGCTGTCAATCTGTGTCTGTATGTTGCTAGTGACACCATCCAAATAGTCATACTCAGTGCTGGTGACACCAGTGTTCACTAGGTCTGCGAGGTATGACACATGCCCTGCCGGGAGTGAAGCATCCAGCTCTGCCTGCGTGGAAGTCACAGGTCCAGTGATGTTCGGAAAGGTGTTCTTTATGGTACTCTTGATCAGGCGGATGTGGTCATCAGCTTGCGCGAGACCGTCAGTAGACGCAGGGTTCGCAGGGACCAGAGAGTTGACGTATGTTCCATTTTCCAGAGCCATATCTATGGTTCCTCTTTCTTTTGTTTCTGTGGGGGGCCTCTCGTTGACTGAGGCCGACAACAACAACAACAACAAGAACTTTAGCCCTGTATTTTGAAGTTGCTTTTGTTTCGAGGGTGCGGGGGTCAGTTTTTGCCTAGGGAACCTGAGAAAACCTGTCGAAATCTGGGAGGTACTAGAGGTAGCACAGGCTAACCCCTTGCAATCTATAAGATCTATGGTGCGAGGGATGTATGGTCCCACTGGGTGGGGGCCTATGTTATGAACACGAGGTGACATTAGTTGACATTAGCCGTCGGGAAATTTGTTAGGCTGAGGGCTTGGACTTTTCAACACAGATTGGGTCAGCCTTAGTCATCCTTAGTCATCCTTAGTCATCCTTAGTCAGCCTTAGTCAACGCCAGTCAGCCTTAGCCACCTTAGCTAACTCAGGTTAGTCAACAGCTACACCAGCTCACTTGATCCACTCTTGCCACACCTGATCACTACACCAAGGACACTTATGGTGAGCAGCAGAACTAATGGTGCCACGAGTGATGCCGATGTCCTTCAGTGTCTTGGTCGAGTGCATCCGAAGCTGATCAGCAGCACGATTAGCCAGCCTATGGTGCTCGTAGGCAGCACATGATAGGTAAAGTATCTTTAGTCGTCTTACGATTGCTCTCAGCATCTTCGGTTCTCTCTTGCTCTAAGGGTTGGAACCAAGGGACCAACAGCTCGAAGGTGAGGTGGTCGACCTTGGTTGCCTTGAGCTACGACCACAACGACACAACTACACACACAGCTCTTGACTGGTACTATAGTCGACTTGGGTCAGCTCTAGGCGTTCTCTAGTTCT